GTCAATCTTTTGACCAACACCTGTTGAACTACGCGATTTCATACACTGGATCTGATACTTGCCACGCTCTTTCATGGCACGACTTGTAAAGATACCAAACACGTTGTCGGCAGTATTAATCTTAGAGATACCACCCGAAATATGGCTATGATCAAATTCTATTTCCTCTACTGCACTACGGTTCAACTGCGAAGCAGTGACCATTAGTACTGCCAACTCTTTGGCCAAGTTACGCAGTTCTTCACTCACATACTTGTCTTTCACAAACAAGTCGTTGGGCGAGACCTTGGCACTCACAGGCATCAGCAAGTCCAAGTAGTCAATCATCACAAAGTCTACCTTCTTGCCTGTTTGAATTTGATACTCTTTCAAATACGCACGAATATCATTGATGTTGCTTTGTGCCGGCAGTCCTTTGACCTGATAGTTGCCGCTCTTTTTAGCCACAAGTTTAACTTTGAGTTCAGTTGTATCAATATCTTTGCGAATGTCTTTGGTGCTCATGTTGGTCAACATGGCATCTGTTCGCAAACTTGTGAGTTCTTCTGAAAGTTCCAGTGTGATGTAAACGCCACTCAATCCTTGTTGCAACCAGTTCAGTGCAATGTTCATCATAACCAAGCTCTTGCCAGAACCTGATCCACCGGCAAAGATGTTTAGTTCGCCCCTACTGAATCCGCCATACAACAATCTATCCAGTTGTGGCCAGCCTGTTGTTACTTGCCCGCCCGAGTTAAAGTATTTCTCAATGCGAGCCTTAGGATCAGCAAAGTAATCCGTGCCCATGTCTTTAGTAAGTGATATCTGTACTGCATCTTTGATAAGTTTTTCAACTGGTTCAAACTCGCCCTTTTCCAACAAGTCTGCTGATTTTAAAATTGCACGTTCAAGTTCTTGACGTCGAGTAAATGCTTCAAACTCGCCCATGAACCAGTCAAAGTGGCCTTCATTCAAATCTGGCACTGCGGCAAGTTTGACGCCTGTGGTTGCACTTATTTGCATCCTGTCAGGCATGGTCTTGTGTTTGTCTGAGTGTTCTTTAATAAACTCCGCCGCTGGCCTTAGACTTCGGTCAAAGTTCTGCGGGTTGTAGATGTTTTGAACACGCACATAACTTGTGGCGTCTTCCAGCATCATTTCTAGAAATAGTCGTTGGACGTCAAGTCCGTATTCTTTTAACAAGTTGTTTTTTCCTTATTTCTATTTTGATTCGGCTGGTTTCTCGTGCTTGCATAATAGTTAGCAAGGCTCCTAGTCGTCCTAGTTTTATCACAGCGTCATTAACATCTTTACAACCCGCCGGCCATTCAGGTATGCTCACTGCCCAGCCCAGTTCCACAGCACGATCAATCAATTCCACACCGGCTGTGTCTTGATCTGGCACCACAGTTACTTCACGTCCTAGACTGCGAATCAATCTTGCTTGTGCATCACTGATGGTGTTATGCATGACCGCAAGTCCACCGATTGAGAGTGCATCAAAGATACCTTCCATCACCAGTACATGTTGCCAATCAGCACATTGCAAGTCTGTGCCAAACACGTAACCCGGTTGCGAGTGATTGATATACCGGGGCTGTTTGTCATCCAGGAATCTAGCACACCAGCCTATCACTCGATTATCATATGTGAACGGTACCAGCACAAACGGCCTTGTCCAATGAACACCATCAGTTTTGATAGAAGTCATTATGGGAAAGTCTTCGGGCACGCCGCGCCGGCGTATGTAATCCCAGAAAAGTGGATGCTCAGGTGTGACCACTTCCGTGAACGGAGGAAAGTCATCTGAGTCTTCAAATTCAATAGCACTCAACGCATTGAATACTCGTTGCCGATCTTCCAAGATGCCGTGTATGCTACGATGCCGCAGACTTTCAAGATTGAGCATGTCAATCTCGTTATCTGGCACACCCATCCACCCTAGTAATCGTCTGGCTTTGAAACTGACTGTGCGTCCCAGAATGAAACTGGCTGTGTATGAGCAGTTGAAGCAGTGATAACTCCAGCCTGATTCGGTCGCCTTGATGCCACCACGCCCACGTCGGTCTGGGCTGTTGCCATTATGGGTGCAACATACCGCATTGAAACTCAGCCAGCCCTGTGGACTGGGTTTTCTTTTTGCAGGTAGGTAGGCAAGGATATCTAGCATCTGTTGATTATAACAGATTAGTTACACTAGATCAACGATATTGAACGTTTTCGATCTTGCCGTTTGTGAAAATTGCTGTTGCGGCAATTGACCCCTGGAATTGAATTGGCAAGTACCCCGAACCACCATTCACAATGGTCACTCCAGAAATTTGGCTGTTGTCACCAATAGTACAGGTTGCAACGGCGCCAGATCCTGTGCCGAGAATTTGAATGCTGGGTGCAGCCACGTAATAATAACCTGCGTTGGTGATGCTTATACCAGTGACCACTCCGTTGGTGACCTGTACATTGCCCGAGGCTCCGTATCCAATAGAATTGTTCAAGGCCAATCGCAACAGGGGGTGAAAACCAATCACGTTGAAATAATCAGTCACTGTTTCACTCAGGTACTGTCTGGTTTCGGTAACATCATACCAAACTGACTCATAGTTGTCTGCAGCCTGCACTTTCACTGTGCCGGTGTAGGTATCTAGATCAAACTTTACTGTGGTCAGGCTGGCACCATTGGTGGGCATGTGGCTGCTGTAGAATTCAGTTTGTTGAATAGAGTTCTGTGGTTGTGGTGTGAGTGCCCAGTCAGGATATTGTGTGGGAGCGGTGCCCACAAAGTTGTTTTTGCCATACGTGTCCGGCACTGTACACTCAGCACTGGGCACAAACTGTGGAAATATGCTGTCTACTATGTTACAATCAGCACGAGCTTGCGAGTTGGCATCCACATACACTGCCTGCACATAGTTACCAGCACTACGTTGTATGCTGTAGCTGGCCGGCTGTGCTTGAATATTGATAGTATCTGTAGAATCCAACACCACTTTGACTCTGCCCAGTGCTGAACTCAAGATTTCCATGTCTTTGGTAATCAGGAGTTCATCGCCTGCTTGATTTACCACACGAAAGACAAAACTAGAACCTGCAATGTTCACCGGTTTCTGGTCTTGATTTATGAATTCAAAGAGTAGAACATTGTCCACTCCCTTGTTTATTGTCAGTTGTTTTGCGTACACAGGATCGTACCTCGCTGTAAAATACCCACCACTGGTGTCTACCAAAAGTACTCGTACAAGTTGTTGATATAGATAGGCGGTAGTGGAATACATGTTATATTTAGTTTATCCAAAAACTGCTGTCCATAAATAACCGCAATGGGAAACAACATTTTTGACAAATTGACAGAAAAATATCCTTTCATCACATTGTGCTTGTATGCCAATGCAGAATATGTGGGAGTAGTGCAGAACAGAGATGACGTTGTGACCACCATCTACGACTTCGGGGCAGTGACAGATCAAGATTCTAAACTGGTGTTTTTAGAACTGGCCAACACCTGGTGGTGGGAAAGCAACAGATCAATTCCTATAAATGTGTTTTTAAGAGGAGATTGGAATCAGTTTCGTTATACCTTGCGAACTTTTGTCAACAAAGATCTTGAAATTCTGCATGGGCCTGCTTGCAGTTTGTTGGACATAGTGCGCAGAAAAGGCAAGCGAAAGTCAATTACGCTGGTACGGCGTCTTGATTAATCAAATTCATGTGTAGTGCCACCAAGGCCGCGTAAGAAATACTATGACTTTTTTTGAATGTGTAGCCTTTTGATTCGTCCCCGTCCCATACTGACGCAAATACCTCATCCCAAGGACGAGTCTGTAAGTGTGCCTTGCCAGGGCGTATAATGGATATAAAAGCAGCCATCCTGGGGATTGAATCCGGTTTCATCACCCGTAGCAAATCTGTGTAATTGCCCACGTGTACCAGTTGACTAGCCCAGGCATGATCTGTCCACAGTCTTTCCCAAGGTGGCGTGGCTGTGAGCATGGCTTCATAGTGTGCAGGATCTCGGACCAACTGATACACACTCATGTTCAAGAAGTCCAGTTTAAAATACCCACGCTGTTCTGCTTCTTCGTAATCTATTGCGGCACATTGATTAACAGGATCCCAAGGAATGTCTGTGACATACACACCCGAGTTGTGCTTTCTTCCGTTGCTTTGTCGTGCAGGCACATGCTGAATAAGTTTCAGTATGTCTTCTCTGTTGGCAAAGTCTAAATCAATGTCTGCGCTCATTCGGTATCCACCAATGCGGCCACAATTCGAACTTGTTCTTCAGCCTTTGCTACTGCTTCTAATGCATTTTCTACACTTGGGTGTTTGGCCGCAAGTTCTTTGATACGATTTTCTTCATGTATTTTTTCTCTAGCCCAGTTTAGTATAGCCTGCACCTCGCCTGTGAGTTCAACTGTGGGATATGCGCTATTCATCATTAACCAACTGTTGCCATCATAAACTTCTATGCATTGACTGCTTCCGTTGTAGCGCATTTGCCCTACTAAAGAATTGCCAGAAGGTGTGTTGTAAAAACTGGGCCAGGAAGAAGAATAATTATTGTTGATTGTTATTCCATTGCCGCCATTTATGTTTTTGATCATATTACCATCCTGCCTTGTTTAATATATCTTTCACATACTCTTGGTCTGCTGGGTAGTTTACAAACTTCTTTTGCCAAGCGTCTGAATCAATGTAGGGCCACACCATGGCCACTTGCTCTGTACTCAGTTCACTCAGGAACTTTTGTCCTGATTCACTGTTGTAAATCACCCAAGGACTTATACGTCCGGCTGTGACAGCATAACATAAACTATTGGTATTGCCATAACGCATCCAATCATGTGGGGGATTGCCAGTTTCTTCTGCCCAACGTATGCTGTGCTCTATTGCTCGAGCCAAGGCATCATCTACTGCTTCCACACGCAGGTATTCTATCAAGTACTCTGTGTAGATTTTGTCACTGCACCAATGATCAATTTTCTTTTGTGCTTTCAGCAACCAGGTCATAAAACGTGCGGGCGCAATCACATGTGTGTTTACACAATAGTTGCCAAACTTGACAAACGCTCGATAATAAGGTGAGTCACAAAAGTCATCATGTGTTTTGTTTCGGGCCGAGCCTTGCATGGTTTCATAGAATCGGATGTAGGCTTGGAAGCCTATGCGTACACCTGCTTCGTCTCGAGCCAGTCTTCTGCGCTTGGGCTCACAGGAATGCACCAACAGTGAAGTTTCTTTAATAAAAGTTTTTTTGCAATACTCGCACACAAAGCTCATGCTAATACTTTATGCTCTTGGATGTAGTTTGTCAAATAGTCGTTAATCAAAGCATGATGCCCGCTTGCTGGATGTGTCATATCTGCTGGCACATACTGTGACCCCGGGGCATAATTCGTGGGCTGAACCTTTTGTTCATGCTGCCAGGCAATAGCTCGCCACTCGAAATCGTTGATGATTTCGGGACGTTGAAACAATTTTAGTCTAGGATTATCTAAATGGTCCTGGTACAAGTTATCTGCTTGCTGAAACATCAACACTCGATGCCCACGGCTTTGCAAATCAGTAATTGTTGCAAGCATACGATACATTAAATCTTCAGTGCGATCTAAAATGCTAAACACTTCACTCTTGAGTTTGATTTTTACAAACTGATCTGAGTCTTCTTGTGCCCAGCCATGTTGCCAGCGTGACTTAAACTCTTGATTTTGAGGGTTGACCCATCTACCTTCAAATTCATTTTCTGGTTCGCAAATTGGTATTTCAAGTCTTGACACAAATGTCATGCCCAGCACATAAAACATAGGCTGAGTTGCTTGATGACTGTGTTTGAGAGTGGTGCGCAGTATTCTGCTGTTGGCACTACCCCCGATGGCCAAGGTAGATGCTTGTGGTATATTAAATTTGCCTATAAATCCTAGACGTCGGGCTAGGTCAATGTGGCCGCCGCCGTGGGCATAACTTTCCATATAGCTACACCCGTTGACAACCACATGTTCAATCATTTTTTGTCATTACCAGCGGCACGGTTGTATGTGTCAATTTCTTTTTGTGTTGTGATCTCACACATGACGTCTATCTCGTCATCTTTGTAGGTGGGATACATTGCTATCAGTGCTTTGCGTTTGGCACTGAGTCCTGCTTCTTTTTTCTTGGGCGCTATCCAAGGATGTCGTGGTGTGCCCATACCTGGACTTACGCTTGTGGCCATGAGCCAGTGTAGTTTAGGATGCTTACTCACATCAAAGAAGTGTTTGTTCAGGCGCTCATTGCAACTGATAACATAGAACTCTTGTAATTCTCTTGAACCTTCTACTGCTGATCCCCAACGTATCATGAGATAGTTTGAAAACTTCTTGCGCTCTTCTGGGGTCAAGTCGTCGTAGAATGTTCTGACCTTGCGGTCAAACATACGCATCTCGTTGGCAATGTTCAGTTTATCACTCATCAGTCTTGGTCAGTCGGTAGATCATTATAGCATGATCCAGTGAATCTTGTAAAGTGGGATTGGTCTTTGCGGCACGCCGGATCTCAGTCCACATCTTGTCTTCCATAATGTGATCGTGTAAAGGTCTGCCGTCGTTTGTTCTTGAATCCCATTGATGTGGTATCTTTTGTCCTGTGATAGGATCATAATCATATCCTACTACTGTTCGATTACCTGGATCAGCGCCAAACTCCCGAGCATAAACCACACCATTGGCACGTTCGTATATGTACTTGGTGTCAGGTTTGAGTTGCGACATTACCAGGCCAGATTGTAGTTGACAATTTCACAGTTGCGACTGACATCTTTCACAAAGTACACACAGTCAGGTTCAGCGTCATCGTTCAAGGGTACGGCCAACATCTGACCGTTCTTGAGTTTGGGTGCGTACCAGTTGACTTCATGATACACATCTAGGATTTCGATGTCGGGGAAACTGGGTCTGTAACTGCTGAGTGGGTTGAATTGGAATACCTTGAAGCCTCTATCATTGATCGAAGTCAACGGTAGCACTTCCAGGTCACCAACATCGGGTTCACCAATCAAGATCTGCCAGTCCATGGGCATCTTGAGAGTTTGTGTTCCTATACGCAATACCAGGGCAGGTGCATTGAACGATTCTAAGAAGATTAGCGGAATAAAATGATAATCGGGGTCTGCTGGGTTAGAATTATCCAGTATGGCAAAACGCATGTCATCAACTTCTTCAGGCAAGTGATTTAGATCGTAGTAGGTATTGTCCAGTGTTAGTATTCGCATAGTTGTATGTTACAGGATTGTGATTGAAAAGTCAAGCAATCTTCATCCACTCTAGTTTCTCTGCTGAAAAAGGATAGTTGGCTTCCCGGTAGAACTGCTTGCGTTTGGTCAAGTGTCGCTTGGCAAACTTGCAGGTTGAGGTAATGTCCCAAATTTGCACATGATCTTTGTCTTCTGCTTTTCGGATGCCCCTACCAATACTTTGGATAACCCTAACAAAGCTCTTACCGGGCTCAATAAGCACGAGATTAAAAATTCGCGGTATGTTAATTCCAACCGCTGCCACACCGTAAGTGGCCACAATGATTTTGTCTGTTGAGTCTGCAATTTGATCATATTCTTCTTGCCTTTTTGTTCCTTTTGTTGCGCCCGATACAAACACTGCTTTGTCTCCCAGTCGTGCAACCAATTCATTGCCGGCGACAACTCTGTCTACCAGTACCAGGGTGTTGCCTGTTTCGTTTACCCGGCGTATGAGGTCAGCCATGGTGTCCAATCGGCCCGACTCTTCCAGCAGGTATTTAAGTTCACTTTGATACTCTTTGTACTCCACATGGTCTACCAATTGCACAATGTTCACATGGCAGTTGGCCAACACCCCTTGCTGTTGTAGTTCGTCGGCACTGAGTCGACCAATAACTGGCCCAAGCCCTACCAGCAATGCCTGGCTCTCAAACTTCTCTTTGGGAATAGTTCCGGTCAAACCCCAGCGAATTGGCACTCTAGCCATCACACCTGTCAGCAGAGTTTTGAGTGCATCTGCTTTGGCCATGTGTACTTCGTCTACGATAACGCATACCACACCTTCCAAGAACTCGTCAATGGTCACTTCGCCTGTGCCTGCTTTGGTATTCTTCAACAGTATGTTTAGACTTTGCCAAGTACAAATAGTATGCTGGCGTCCATATTCTTTTCTGTCGCCAAAGAACACACCAACATCTTGTTCCATGTTGATATAATCTTTTTCTGTTTGTGTCACTAGACTTTTGTTGGGCACAATAACAATGCTTCGTCCATATGGTGTGACAGCATTGGATAAGGCCGCTGTCATGATTGTTTTACCTGCGCCTGTGGCCACTTCTTGTAGGCACTGTGGATTGGCCAGAAAGTTGTTCACAATGTCAACTTGATAGTCTCGCATAACTATAGGCTCGCCCGCAGCAGGGTGGCCATTGGGCCACGTGATGTGCGCAAACGAATCCTCACGCACTTGTTCAAACTCGAATGAGGTAGAGTATTCTCTTTGATCATCTATCTCAATGTCGTAATCAAACTTTTCAAGGATGGGAACAATCTCGGGCAACAAGTTTGTATATGTGCTGCCGCCCAGTTGAAAGTATGCAACCTTGCCATCCCAGCGTCCCAGTCTAACTGCTGGCATGTAACGTGCGGCTGGATTTTCGTACTTGAACGCAGTGACCAGGGCCTTGCGAACATCCAAATCTAGTCCTTCTAGTTTGATGTTTACTTCATCCTTGATTTGTATTATGCATCTTTTCATTGTATTGTCGCTTGTTGTACCCATTGCCGTTTGGCAATATCGGCTAGTAATTGATCACGGTTGCCTGTGTAAATCAAATCTGCGACCGGGAACCTTTGTGGTCGTGCTTGTGTATTATACACGTTTGTGATGCTGTGAGCAAGGAAAAAGTCACGGTGCTGATCAATATACTGTTGCACTTTGCCATAACGTTCAGTTAGATCTTGATCGTGAAACTGTACGTTAAAGTCGGCGCTGTAATACCCAAAAGGTCGGAACGCATCATCACCTATGTACTTATCGTTATCATTGGCCAGATCCTCAACGGTTTTTCCAATCTCACAATAGTTAAGATACACAGTACCGAACTTGATTTGATTATCGCCGTATTGCTCCTGGAGTGCCAGATCCAAACAATTTGTCTTGGGCATGCCATACCAAGTGCAAACCAATCTCGGTTGTGTACCTTCAGCCGCTGTTTCACATCTGTGTACCGCTAGGTTCAATTCTGCCAAGGCTCGACGAACCTTATCAGGGGCACGGTTCCAGTAATCAGTATTTTGTTGATCTAACAATCCGTGATAGCGTTCAAATATGTTATGCAAATAGTTGAGACAGTCTTGTGTGTACTCAAACGGTCTGTGTATTATGACTTCATGACTGTTGATAATGGCAATACAACTTTGGATATA